CCTAACCTATTACCGACCTATTGGCTCTTAACAGCCAATAATAACGTGCAATGCTTATTTTTGATATCATCAGGAATCCACTGTTCCCCTATATAGCACCAACTATGATCCCCTCGGGAGACGGAGGGGGGACAAAAAGCTACAGTCCACGGTCCTAGATCCAGGAACCCTGCCAAACCACGCTCCACGATCGTAATGACACGCACAACGGTCCGTGGTCCAGGGTTCAGATCACGGGTATAAAGGGGGTAGGATCATGATCCCAGGATCCCAAATTAATTTAATCTTTTTTATACGAGCTATTTACTTTATATACGATCAAGCTTATACTATAGTCAGTTAGTTAAAAAGGAGGTTTATATGACTAATACTAAAAAGGCTACTAAATCCGTAGCTCCTAAAGTCAACGCTCAAACGTTGACCTTCGTCCCTAATAAAGCTCGCGCCGAGCACAACGTCAAACGAGCTAAAGCCGTTCAAGGTATGACCTACGAACAGGCTATAGAGCACTATAAGACGCTCGGCTTAAAGGAGCGAGCTTTAAAATACGACTTGAATAAAATCAAGTCCTTAAAGCTAGGCTGACGGTCAGGGGAGCTTCGGCTCCCCTCTTTTTATCCCTGACCATTAGATCGCGATCGGGATCGTCGCCTTCGGCGACGACAACAGAAGACAGGAACCAGATCCCAGGAACCAGGAGCGTCGCCTGACGGCGACGCACCAAGATCCAGGATCCGTCGCCTTCGGCGACGGACACACCTCACAGATCCCAGGAAGCCCAGATTCCAGGAAGCAGGTCAGTCGCCCTAGGATCACGATCCCTGTATATATGATTAAAATCTTTAAATTTATTTTAGGCGTAAAAAAAGGGCTAGTTAAACTAGCCCTTTAGGTTAGGTTATTAGCCTAGCGTATAGCCTTTAGGTACGCTTAAACTTTTAACTTTAAATATATCGTAAGTTAAAGCCCTTAACGGTTTTAACTTAGGGTTATTAGGGTTTAACGCTTTAGCGTTAGTATAAATAGCTAACGCGTCTTTAAACGTTTTACCGTTTACGCTACTAGCCCTATTACTATTAGCGGTAGCTAAACGCCCTTTATTATTAAAAGTTAATATAGGGTTAATAGTACCTATATTATCTTTAGTAATAACGTTAGTAACGTTAGTAGTAACGCTAGTAGTAGCTTTTTTAGTATTAGTTTTAGTCATATTATTTACCTTTTAGGGCTAGTTAAAAAAGTAGTTAAAAAACGCCCTTTATTTAATAACTAAGGTAATTATACTAAATATATAGGCTTATAACCGTTATATACTAAAATAAACGTACTTATTTTAACGCCTTTTAAACCCGAGCGGTTACGACTTTTATACGTAAGTAAGTACTTACTTTAGGTTAGTAAGTACTTACTACGCCCGTAACCCGAGCGGTTGATCGCGTCGCGTCCGCGACAGATCGTCCCGCTTCGCGGGACACAGATCCCGCTATCGCGGGAGATGCAAACGCAGACAAGACAGGTGGCACAGCTATAACGGACGTAACAGCTGCTACAAATCAACAGTCCTCCAGTAGTCCGCTGTGCCACCCCCCACCCCCCTTTATAGCAACTATGCATAGCGTAACGCCTGCGTCAATAATCAGAAGAGCCGTTTACTATAAACTTTACTTTTAGGTCAGTCACTATAAAATACTGAGTATGACGCGGAAAGGGACTCCTACTAAAAATTTTTACTGCAAAATTTTTTAGCTATGAGAGACTATTTGAAATCAATAACTGAGGTTTGCCCTTTTAGTCTAAAGCACTTTGACAACGGAGAAATACCCATACTACATTATTCAGAGCCTTTAGTCCGTGAGCTATATACCGAACTAGACAAGTATCCTGCTATTTTATTCAAAGTTCATAGCACGGTGTGTCGCAAAGTCCTAGAGTCCACGGCACACGAACTAGCAGATGAGTACCCTGAAGCAGAGTGGTTTTGGTCACATCCCGATGAAGGTGGAAACTCGACCGTGGTCCCTGTGCTAATTATGCAAAATAGAGAACACTTGGCTAATGCTCGTAAAGAGTTTAAACTAAACCGTAATGCCTAAACAGTGGTCAAAAGAAAGAATAGAGCATGTCAAAAAGAAGACGTCTATAGGTAACTCACGCATGAGCCACGGAGCAGGCACGAATAAAAATCAACGACGTAAAAAGTATCGAGGGCAAGGTAAATGATTAAACAAATAGCAAAAGACTTTTTTATCAAATGGCAACAGGCTTGTTACGTTTGTTTTCCTTTGATGGTACAGGGTAATTTAACTGCTTTAACTTTTAGTCATTGGATTAAAGCTAATCAAACAGGAATTATTGCTGGTGCAGGAGCGGTCCTTATTGGCTATACTGTGCTAAAACGTTATAAAGATGCTTTATGGTTTCATGGTGTTTCTATAGGAGTGGCAACTTTTGTGGGCGATTTATTAATTCATCCTAGTCACTTTGGCGGTGTTATAGGTGAAGCCCTAGCCACTGCCATAGGCAGCGGACTATTAGCCACGGTTTGCTTAAGAGCTTCTAAGCATTTTGAAAACTAGTTCAGCTAAAGCTAAAGGTCGTCGCTTACAACAGTGGGTAAGGGACAAGCTCATAGAACTATTGTCCGTGGACCCAGAAGATATTGAATCACGACCCATGGGCAGTAGTGGTGAAGACCTCATTATGGGCGTACAAACTAAAAAACTATTTCCTTATAGTGTGGAGTGTAAAAATCAAGAAGCCGTCAATGTGTGGAAAGCCTACGAGCAATGTTCAAGTAATACTAGCCCAAACGTAGAAAGTCTAGTTATAATAAAAAGAAACAAAAGTAAACCGTTAGCTTTAGTTGACGCAGAATACTTTATAAACTTACACAAAGAACATGGCTGATTTAAAAACATACACAATTACTTTGCCTGATGGCACTAAAACACAAAGAGCCCTGTCTAATAAAGATATGGCACAGTTTTTACAAAACAACTCTGGGGACTCTTTGTATGATCAAGCTATTACACTAGCAAAACCAGATTCAATGGATTTAAGAGCAATATCCGATATGGATTTAAATCGATATAAAGAATTATCTTCGCCTGAAACATCTGTAGAACAAAGAGCAATGTCAGACGCAGATAAACAAGCTATTCTTGATACGATGACCGCTTCTCCTGTCAGTCCATTAGAACTAAGCCCTTTGTATAATTTTGAAAAAAACTTACGTGGTGCAGCAATGAACTTTATGGGACCGTCAAAGTTTAAAGGTATTTTCAACTTACTACCTAAAAATATAACGAGTCGTGCTATATTAGAGGATTATAGAAATGTAGCTCAAGCTATACAAAAACTATCTTCTAAAGAACGTGACGAAGCTATTGACAGTATACTTCCTAGTGTAAAAGAAAATATTGAACTATTATCAAAAACTTATTCAGCAGATGTTTTAAGTAATCCTAATGCTAGCAAACAAGCAGGCACTCTATTAAATAAAAACCTTGAATATGCTCAAGGATTAGTTGAACACTTACAAAAATTAAAAGGCATGAAGACAGGCGGTTTAGCCACCCTACTTTAATATTGAAAAAAGAATTATTAGATCAACTTCCTGAGGATGTCCTCAAAGAACATTTAGAACTAACTGAAAGGTTAGCAGAAATAGAACGTGTTGAAACTTGTCAAAATGAATTTATAACTTTTGTTAAAAGTCAGTGGCCACAGTTTATAGCTGGTGCACACCATGCTAAAATGGCAGATGCTTTTGACCGTATAGCAAGAGGTAAAATTAAAAGGCTTATTATTAATATGCCACCACGGCACACGAAGAGTGAATTTGCTTCACATTATTTTCCTGCTTATTTAGTAGGGCGTAACCCAAGTTTAAAAATACTACAAGCCACTCACACCGCAGACCTAGCAGTTAAGTTTGGTAGAAAAATTAGGGACTTAATGTTAACGGAAGACTTTCAAAAAATATTCCCTGACGTACTCATTAACCCAGATTCAAAAGCAGCAGGTAAATGGGAAACTCAAGATAAACGTGACCCAAAACGAAAGGGCGAGTACTATGCTGCTGGTGTAGGTGGTGCGTTAGCGGGACGTGGTGCGGACTTATTTATTATTGATGACCCTCACTCAGAACAAGACGCATTAAACCCTAAGTCTATGGAAGATACGTATGAGTGGTATACTTCTGGTCCAAGGCAAAGGTTACAGCCAGGAGGTGCCATTGTTATAGTTATGACACGTTGGAACGTTAACGATTTAACAGGTAGACTTTTAAAAGATATGGCTCGTGATCCTAAAGCAGATCAATGGGAACTTATTGAGCTTCCTGCTATATTGCCTAGTGGTGACCCACTATGGCCAGAGTATTGGTCAAAAGAAGAACTAGAAAGTGTACAAGCTACGTTAAGGGGTGGTCCTAAATGGCACGCTCAATACATGCAGAACCCTAGTTCAGAAGAAGGTGCCTTAATAAAACGTGAGTGGTGGCAAGAGTGGACTAATGAAAAACCACCACGTTGCGAATATTTAATACAAAGTTACGATACTGCATTTTTAAAACGTGAAATGGCAGACTATTCAGCTATTACTACTTGGGGAGTATTTTACCCAGAAGGTAGTCTAGGTGAAAATTACTATGACGGTACAGCTCCACACATTATTTTATTAGACGCTATAAAAGGTAGGTACAGTTTTCCTGAACTAAAAGCTATAGCCTTAGAACAATATCACGAATGGCAACCTGACGTAACTATTATAGAAGGTAAAGCAAGTGGTATGCCCCTAACACAAGAATTACGAAATATAGGTATACCTGTACAAAACTTTACTCCAAGCAAAGGCAATGATAAAGTAGCTAGAGTAAACGCAAGTGCACCTTTATTTGAGTCAGGTATGGTTTGGGCACCTGATACTAAATGGGCACACGACGTTATAGAAGAATGTGCGATGTTTCCTGCTGGTGATCATGATGACTTAGTAGACTCAACCACTCAAGCACTATTACGTTTTAGGCAAGGTGGATTTGTAAAACTACCCAGTGACTATGAAGACGAAGAGCTATATCCTAAACGAAAAATAAGTTATTATTAACCCATGGCAATAGAAAGACAAAATCTCCAAGAAGGTGGCTTACCTGAAGAACTATTAAGTCCAGTACAAGAAACGCTAGAAATTGAGCTTCCTGAAGAAATGAATATTCAGGGTGAAATGACTAACGCTTTTGAAGTAGGTCAGGACGGTAATTTAATTCCTCTTTTTGAAGAGGAAGAAATAATAGCTACCGAACACCAAGTGAATCTAGCAGAAGTTTTAGATTCATCTTCTTTACAAACGTTAGCTAGTGAACTAGTTGATGCTTTTGAACAAGATAAAGAATCACGTAAAGATTGGCTTGATGTATTTACTAAAGGTTTAGAATTACTAGGTATACAAACTGAAGAAAGAGAAGAACCTTTTCCTGGAGCTACAGGTGTACATCACCCTTTACTCAGTGAAGCAGTAACACAATTTCAAGCTCAAGCCTATAAAGAATTATTACCAAGTGGTGGTCCAGTAAAAACACGTGTCATGGGCAACGAAAGTCCAGAGGCAATGAGTCAAAGTCAACGTGTAAAAGAATTTATGAATTATCAAATTACTGAAGTCATGCAAGAGTATGACCCAGAAATGGATAGTTTATTGTTTTATTTACCATTGGCTGGTAGTGCATTCAAAAAAGTTTATTACGATAACCTATTAGGTAGGGCTACCAGTAGATTAGTTAAAGCTGAAGACTTAGTAGTAGCCTACGAAACTACAGATTTAGAAACCAGCCCACGTTTTACTCATGTTATCAGTATGACAGGTAACGATTTAAAAAAATTACAAATGAATGGTACGTACCGAGACGTACAAATAGGTGAAGCAGGGGTAGATTTAGAATATAACGAAGCAAAAGAAAAGATTGATGAGCTTCAAGGCATAGAGCCACCTCTAACTGACTATAATGAGTACTCAGTTTTAGAGTTACACGTCAATTTAGAGCTTCCAGACATAGATAATTACGGTTTTGCCGTACCTTATATCGTTACTATTTTAGAAGATAGCGATGAAATACTCTCAATCCGACGTAATTGGGAGCAAGAAGACGAATTATTCCGTAAAAAAGAGTACTTTGTACACTATAAGTTCCTTCCAGGGCTTGGATTTTACGGTTTTGGGCTAATTCACATGATTGGTGGGCTTACTAAGTCAGCTACATCAATTTTACGTCAGTTAATTGACGCTGGAACGCTAAGTAACCTACCTGCTGGCTTTAAAGCACGTGGTATGAGGGTACAAGGTGAAGACGAACCGTTACGTCCTGGTGAATTTAGGGATGTAGACGTTCCAGGAGGCACAATCCGTGATGCACTGATGCCTTTACCCTATAAAGAGCCTAGTAGCGTATTAACTCAGCTATTAGGAGTCATAATTGACTCAGGTAGACGTTTTGCTAGCATAGCAGACATGCAAGTGGGCGATATAGGTAGTCAACAACTACCTGTAGGCACTACTGTAGCTATGTTAGAACGTGGTACTAAGGTTATGTCGGCTATTCATAAGCGTTTACACTTTGCTCAAAAGAAAGAGTTTAGGCTATTAGCTGGTATTTTTTCTCGTAGCCTACCCCCTGTTTATCCTTATGATGTTCCAGGAGCTAGTAGAGAAATTAAAGCTCAAGACTTTGATGCTAAAGTTGATATTATACCAGTAAGCGATCCTAACATATTTAGTATGGCTCAAAGGGTAATGTTAGCTCAACAAGAATTACAAATGGCACAGGCAGCACCGCAAATACATGATTTACGAGAAGCCTATAAACGTATGTACGAGGCACTAGAGGTAAAAGATATAGACGGTATACTACCGCCTGTTCAAGAAATACCGCCTCGTGACCCGATAAGTGAACAACAAGCATCCATGACAGGACAACCTATTAAAGCGTTTGAGTTCCAGAACCATGATGCCTATATTGCTGCGCATAGTTCTTTCTTACAGAATCCTATGGTAGCTCAAAATCAAACAGCACAGATGGCTATTAGTGCAAACATACAAGAGCACCAAGCCATGTTATATAAACAACAAATAGAACAAGTATTAGGGCAACAGCTACCAGAACTTGGCAATGAAATACCGCCAGAAGTGATGAATGAATTAGCTCTACTTGCAGCTCAAGCTACCCAAGTGGTAACTGGTCAAGCTCAGGCTATGGCTCAAGCACAAGAAAACGCACAAATGAATCCTATAGTGGAATTAAAACGTGAGGAAATTGCGCAAAAAGCACAGTCTGATGCCTTAAAATCTCAAGTAGATTTAGCTAAAATAGAATCAACGGAAGCTATAGCAGAAATGAAAATAGCTCAAGACAGGGAGGAAGCTCTTATGAAAGAAAAAGAGAGCATCCGTAAATCATACTCTGAGATACTTAAAGATGTAAGAAACTCAGATAACCAAAATAGAGGAAGATAAAATGCCAAGAGCAAAAAATAGAGGTAAAGCTAGTTCATCATTTGTAGCTGGTAATGCCAACCGTAGACGTATTGACGCTGAGTCAGTTAAGGGCAGAGCTAAAAAACGTGGCGGTGGTGCAATGGGAAAAGTCAAGTTAGAAAAAGGCGGAAAAGCTAAAAAGAGGAAGTAACCATGAAAAAAGTAAATGTAAAAGGTCCTAATAAAATTGACTTATCAAAACCAGTACGAGTAAAAGATGTTTTATTCAAAAAAGTATTTGGTCAGGGTAAAGTTAAAACTCAAGGAACAGGTAAAGCTACACAAGGCACAAAGCACAACGCAAGTTGGAGCGGTAAACTGTAATGGGTGTAAAAACGCATAAGACTAAAGACGGCAGAACTGCTAAAAGAGGTTTATATTATAACATAAACCAAAAACGTAAAGAAGGCAGAAAAATGCGTAAGCCAGGAGCTAAAGGTGCACCTTCAGCATCAGATTTTAAGGCAGCAGCAAGAACTGCTAAAGCACACGGTGGTGAACTACACGGTGGTCAAACTAAACTAGATAAAAACAAAGACGGTAAATTATCTGGCGTAGATTTTAAAATGATGAAAAAAGGTGGTGGCTCTAATACTGTTATGTGTAAAGGTAATGGTGTGGCTAACAAAACTAAGGTTACTAAATTAGCATAATTAGGTATACTGATCACAATGGCAACACCAAGAAGAGGCAAGGCTAAAGTAAAAGTAACTAAGTCTGGTAAAAAGGTTAGTTATGGTCAAGCAGGTAAAGCCAAAGACGGTAAAAGAAGAGTCAGACCAGGAACATCTAAAGGCGACTCGTATTGTGCAAGAAGTTTAGGTATAAAAAAGAGGTTATCTAAGAAAAAACAAAATGATCCTAACACTCCTAATAACTTATCAAGAAAAAGATGGAAGTGTTCTGGTGCTAAATCTAGAAGAAAATCTAAGAAGAAGAAATAGTATAGATGTTCGATAAGTTAAAGAAGTTAATTGCAGAAAGAAAAGAGCAGTTAACAGAAACACTCGCTAATGGTGGAGTGCAAGATTTTGAAAGTTATCAAAAAATCGTAGGCGAAATATCAGGTCTGTCGTTTACGGAACTCTTAATTAGAGACCTGCATAAGGATATAGAAGATGACTAAAGAAGTTGCCGCATTCGGCAAAGGTGGCGAACCGATACCAAATTCGGTTGACCGTTTTAAAGAAGAAGAAGTTGAACCTAAGGAAGATTTAAAATTTACTCCTGATAATGTTGAAAAAGATTCTAATTTAAAAGAAGAACTCCCTACCCCCACAGGCTACAGACTAATGGTTTTACCTTTCAGCAGAAAGCAAAAAACTAAAGGTGGTCTATACTTAGCTAATGAAACATTAGAAAAAGAACGTATAGCCACTAATGTAGGATACGTAGTATCGCTTGGTCCAGACGCATACGCTGATAAGGATAGATATCCTGGAGGTGCATGGTGTCAAGAAGGTGACTGGGTGATATTCGGCAGGTACGCAGGAGCACGAATCAAAATTGAGGGTGGCGACTTGCGATTATTAAACGATGATGATGTATTAGCAGTTATAAACGATCCTGAGGATATAGTTTCAGGCTAATATGAATCACGCAACAACAGGAGCAAAACATGGCAGATGAAGCCTTGCAACAAGAAGCTGAACAGGAAGAGTTAACGGAAGTTGAACTCCCTGAGTCAGAAGATGATGAGGATGAGGAACTTCAAGAAGAGGAACCTCAACAAGAAGCTAAAAAAGAATCTGATGAAATAGAAGATTACAGCGAAGGCGTTAAAAAACGTATCGCTAAACTGACTTATAAGATTCGAGAAGCTGAAAGACGTGAACAGGCAGCAATAGATTATGCTAAGTCTGTTCAGGGTGAACTTAATCAGACAAAAAATAAACTTTCAAAAACTGATCAGAACTTATATGATGAGTATAAAGGTAGAGTTGGGTCTGAACTTCAGTCTGCTCAAGACCGATATAAAAAGGCATACGAGATGGGCGATACAGACGCAATGCTCGAAGCTCAAAAAGATGTTGCTAAATTAGCAGTAGAAGAGGAAAGCCTTAATCGAGTCAAAGCAAAAAATACTGAAGAGGTACAAGAACCTGTTGTTGATGTTGAAAAAGAAATACAATCTAGAAGTCAACCTCAACAACAAGCTCAAGTAGAAGCAGATCCTAAAGCTCAGGAATGGGCTAAACAGAACGAATGGTTCGGCTCTGACGTAGCTATGACTACTAGTGCTTTTGCTTTTCATAGGCAACTAGTAGAACAAGAGGGTTACGATCCAACTTCTGATAGCTATTACGCAGAAGTGGATAAAAGAATGGCTGAGGCTTTTCCTCATAAATTAGGAAAAACTCAACAGAACACTGTGAACGAGGTAGTAGCTGGTTCAAGTAGAGGGTCTACAACAGCAAGAACACGTTCACGTAGAAAAGTACAACTCACACCGAGTCAAGTAGCAATAGCAAAAAGATTAGGTGTGCCACTAGAAGAATATGCTAAGCATGTTAAGGAGTAGAAAATGGTAGATAAAAATAACGAAACTACTAACACAGATCGAACCTCCAGATCTGCAGAAAGTCGAGAAAAAACTTCACGACGAAAACCATGGAGTCCACCGTCTTTATTAGACGCACCCAATCCACCAGAGGGCTATGTATACAGATGGATACGTGAGTCAATGGTTGGGCAACAAGATCAAGCGAATATGTCTAAACGTATTCGTGAAGGTTGGGAGCCAGTAATGGCTAAAGACCATCCTGATTTTGAAGCACCATCCCTTGATGAAGGTAAACACGCTGGAGTCATAGGAGTTGGTGGCTTAATCCTCGCTAAGATGCCAATCGAGACGATCGAAGAAAGAAGGCGATATTACGCCAGACTTGCTAACGATCAGATGGATGCAGTGGACAATAATCTTATGCGAGAGAGTAATCCTATTATGCCTATAGACAATCCGTCTAGGTCATCTAAGATTACTTTTGGAAGCGGAGGTTCTAAAGGCTAGTACTTTAGAACTATATTTTGAACTTATATTAACAATAAAGGTGATATAAATGGCTAATGTAAATGATCCTAACGGATTTACACCAGCATACCATATGAGTGGTGGCACTATTAGACCTTCAGAGTTCGCAATCGCAAGTGGGGCATCAGGTGATATTTTTTCAGGTGATGTCGTGAAATTGACAAGTGGTTACGTTCTTCAAGGTGGTGCAACCGACGCTCCTCTAGGTGTGTTTTACGGTGTACAATACACAGCAACAGATGGTACTCCAGTTTGGTCCAGAAAATGGCCAGATGGTACCGCAACACTAGGTTCTGCAGATGCTAAAGCATATGTATATGCTGATCCCGATATAGTCTATGAGGCACAGTACACAGGTACTCCTACTCAAGCAGACGTCGGTAAAGTACATACTATCTCTACAACTGCAGGTGATACTAACAACAACCGTTCTAAAGAAGGTGTGACTACTACTACTGCTAGTGGTATTGCTAAACAGGTTGGCTTCGTCGATAGACCAGACAACTCAATTGGGCAATATGCTAGAGGTTTATTCATATTCCCAGCTTCTGTATTCGGCAACGACTAAAAGGTGATATAAATGGCAATTAATAGAGCTCAACTAGTAAAAGAACTCGAACCAGGATTGAACGCACTTTTTGGTTTAGAGTACGATCGTTATGAGAACGAACATGCGGAAATTTTTGATACTGAGAATTCTGACAGAGCTTTCGAAGAGGAAGTAATGTTAGCTGGCTTTGCACAAGCTCCTGTAAAAGGGGAAGGTGCTTCAGTTAGTTATGATACAGCTCAAGAAACTTTCACATCTCGTTACACCCATGAAACTGTCGCTTTAGCCTTCTCATTGACAGAAGAAGCAATCGAAGATAACCTCTACGATAGCCTATCTTCTAGATATACAAGGGCTTTAGCACGTTCAATGGCTAACACCAAGCAGGTAAAAGCTGCGAATGTTCTTAACAATGGTTTCTCAACTTCCTTCCCAGGAGGCGACGGCAAACCTTTAATGACTACAGATCACCCAACTTTAACAGCTGGCGATCAGTCAAATGAACCTTCAACTGCTGCAGACTTGAATGAAACTTCATTGGAGAATGCTTTGATCGATATTTCTCAGTTTAAAGACGAGAGAGGAATTAAAATTAATGTTCAAGCAAGAAAATTAATCGTTCCTCCTCAACTGCAATTTGTAGCTGAGAGAATCCTTCAAACTCCAGGAAGAGTATCAACTTCTGATAATGACATCAACGCAATGAAAAACATGGGAATGTTCCCAGAAGGTTACGTTGTTAACCATTATCTAACAGATACTGATGCTTTCTTCATCAAGACTGATGCTCCTAATGGTATGAAGCACTTCGTAAGATCACCTATGTCAACTGGCATGGAAGGTGACTTCGAAACAGGAAACGTAAGATACAAAGCAAGAGAAAGATATTCTTTCGGCTTTAGTGACTGGCGTGGAATGTACGGTTCACCAGGAGCTTAATCCTTTCGGGGTAGACGTTTTTACGTCATTTAAGGGAGCTTCGGCTCCCTTTCTTTTTTCTAGGATACGTTATATCATTCAATTCTAGGACTTTTTAACTTGTTTTACCAACTGACCTAGCAGACAAGCCAAGATGGTGAAACTTATTTCCGTAGGAGGAAATTATGGCAAATTCAACTTTTAGCGGACCAGTCCGCTCCAAAAACGGTTTTCAAACTATCTCAGAAAACTCAACCACTGGTACAGTTACTGTTACTAGTGGCGATAAAATAGCAAATGAAGCTGTTGCAAGTGCTGGTATTGAAGGCACAGCAGCAGTTTACATCACTCAGGTAGACAGACTACACAGTGATGTTGACACTAACGTTAACATAGTAAAATCTACTATCATGATTGACTTAACTGGGTTAAAAGACGGTGGAACTGCAGGCGATATTATCGGTAAAGATGGCTCAGGTGTTGCTTATATAGCACAGGTTACAACAGCCAACCAAGGTGTTGTTTTTGGTGTAACTATGACATGTGTAGAAACTCCTGCTGGCGGAAGCACAGACATTGATCTGTACTCAGCTACTGAAGGCACAGGTGTAAACGATACAGCTATCGGTGATTTAACTGAAACTCAAATCATTAACGCTGGTGCTGCATCTGCAGGCACTATGGTTGCTGGTGGAGACATTACTGCTGATCAATACTTATATTTAGTAAGTCAAGGTACAGGCGATGCTGCTTATACTGCTGGTCGTTTTATGATTGAGATAATCGGCTACGACGTAGCTTCTTAAGGAGTAATATATGGCAGACGCAGTAACTTCAACAACTCTGTCAGATAGTGATAGGTCAGCTGTTATTCAGCTGACCAACACATCCGATGGTACAGGCGAGGCAGCAGTAAATAAGGTTGATGTAAGTGGTTTAGCAACTAGAACTAGTGATGGTAAAGCATGTACTGGTGTAAGGTTAGCTAAAATTGTTTATTCAACTTTTGGTATGAGTGTCAAACTTTTGTGGGATGCTACTACTAATACTATCTGTTGGGATTTAAACTCAGACTATACAACTGACGAAGATTTTACAGAGTTCGGTGGTATCAGGAACACTTCAGGCAGTGGTAAAACAGGAGATATACTACTAACAACGACAGGTGCTGGAAGCGGTGACTCGTACGTTATAGTAATTACTCTATTTAAAGAGTTTTAAATAAATGGCTTTTTCAGGCACTAAAACTTTTGCCTTAGATATAGCTGAAACTATAGAAGAGGCTTACGAACTAGCAGGACTAGAACAACGTACAGGGTACGATGCTAGAACTGCTAGACGTTCTATGAATATAATGTTTGCAGATTGGGCTAATAGAGGCGTTAATCTGTGGACTATAGAGCAAGAAACTCTAGATTTAACTAAAGGCACAGCCAGTTATAATTTAAACGGATACGATATTGATATATTGTCAGCTGTTATCAGAGACACTAGCAAAAGCCCAGTTCTAGATATAGAAATAGATAGAATAGGTAGGCAAGAATTTTTAAATATTCCTACTAAAACTACTCAAGCAAGACCTACACAGTATTTTGTTGATAGACAAATTACTCCTGTAGTAAACCTCTGGCCAACACCAGACACTAATAACTATCAATTAATTTCTTACAGAATACAAAGGATTGACGATGTAAGTACATCAGCAGAAAATCCTGAAGTACCTTCAAGGTTTATGCCTTGTATGGTTAGTGGGTTAGCCTACTATATAGCTTTAAAAAAGAATCCTCAAAAAGCAGGGCTACTAAAACAACAATACGAACAAGATTTTAAACTAGCAGCAGACGAGGATAGAAATAGAGCATCATTAATGTTGACTCCAGCTAGGAGATTTTATTAATGGCTTATGCTCAAGGTAAGTACGCACGAGCGATATGCGACCGATGTGGTTTTGATATACCTTATCTTGATTTAAGAAAAGAGTGGACTGGCTTTAAAGTTTGTGGCGAATGTTATGAGCCTAAATCCCCTCAATTAGATCCGCCACACAATATCGCAGACCCAGAAGCTTTATATCAACCAAGACCTACTATATCCGCCCCAACAGCAGGGCAAGGTTATGTTATAGTTTCTAATCCTAAGGACAGTAATGGTGTAAGTTCTCCTATCATGTGGGCACAAAATAGTGATACAATAGGTTCTATGTATAATATGTCTGCACTAACAGGTAGTGTGGGTGAATTAACGGTATCAGTATGAGTTTTACGTACACAACTTTAAAAACAGCTATACAAGACTACCTGGAAAGCACAGAGTCTAGTTTTGTTACTAACCTACCCACGTTTATCTCAACAACAGAAGAACGTATATTTAAAAATGTACAATTAGACGATTTTAGAAAAAATCAAGTTGGTGACTTAACAGCTTCAGGACCATACTTAGAATGCCCTACTGACTATTTAGCACCTTTTAGTTTAGCTGTAATAGACAGTAGCAGTAATTATAGTTACTTACTATTAAAACAAGTTTCTTTCATTAGGGATTTTACTCCTAATGCGTCCACAACAGGACTACCAAAATATTATGCAGAATTTGACGACAATACTTTTATAGTCGCACCCACCCCAGATTCAGCCTACGAGGTTGAACTGCACTACTATTATAGACCAGCATCACTTACTACCACTTCAGGTAGTGAAACAACATGGCTGTCTAAAAATGCTCCTAATGCCATGTTATATGGTAGTTTAGTTGAAGCATGCACGTATCTCAAAAATTATGAAGCAATACCAGCATACGAATCTAAGTTTCAGGAGGCTTTATTAGGATTAAAAAATCTTGGTGAAGCTAAATCAACTAGAGACCAATACAGGTACGACGAGATACGGAGACAACCACAAGCATGAGAATAAAAGAACTCGAAGGCAAGAATATTGCCATAGTTGCTATGGGCGAGAGTCAATTAGACTTTCACCTTAGTTTAGTACATTCAAAAACCTATGACGAAGTTTGGGGAATAAATTGTATGGGGGCTATTACTAAATGCGATAGAGTATTTATGCTTGATCCAGTTAGTAGGTTTATGGATACTGATGACGCAGGAAGTCAGACAGATGTTATGAGACGTTGGTTGCCTGTAGCTGATATACCTATATACACTTGTGAACTAGATGAGAGGTGCCCTTCTGCAGTCCTTTATCCTTTAGAGGAAGTTACACAGGATGCAGATTGTGCTTACTTAAATAATACTGTGCCTTTTGCTTTTGCTTTTGCTCTTTACAATAAAGTTGGTAGTATAAATTTATTTGGTATAGATTTTAGTTATAGAGGTAATCTACATTTTGCAGAAGCAGGTAAAGCATGTTGTGAGTTCTGGTTATCTAAATGTATAGAACGAGGCATGATTGTAAACGTTGCAGCTAGGTCAGGGTTACTTGACACAGATTGTCCTATAGAAAAAAGAGTCTATGGCTACCATAGACTTGATGATCCAGATATACTAGTAGTTGATGATGAAAAAAATTATAGACAAATTAAACTTTCTGTCTACAATAAACTTTTACACGAAGAACAATTAAAAAATATCACAGAAGTAAGAACTGTGATGGATAGTCCACCAGAGGCTAAAAGGTACTAAAATGATAGATAACACAACGTTAGGAGATATTGGTTCTATTATAGTAGAAACACAGCAAAATAGAGGTCATCCGCCTGAGTTTTGGGCTGAAAAACTGACTGATAGAATATGTGGTATTAGTGATACTGCTGCACCTCATATAAGACAACAAGCTGAAGCGTATAAACTAGCTATTTACAACGTAATCGTTTATTATATAAAGCAGGCGATCAATAGTGAACGATGCACGATGCGTAATCTATTGAAAGAACAAGGTCACGAAGACCTAGCTAAAATATTAAAGGAACTTTAACATGGCAATTACATCAACACTTACGACTAGTTTTAAGAAAGAGCTATTAGAAGCTAAACATAACTTTTTAGCGTCTGGCGGTAATTCTTTTAAATTAGCTTTGTATACTTCATCAGCTACTATGGGAGCTACCACAACTGCTTTTACTACAACTAATCAAGCTAGTGGTACTAACTATACTTCAGGTGGGTCAGCTTTAACCAATATTAATCCAACAAGTTCAGGAACCACAGGTTTCACCGACTTTGCTGATTTAACATTTGGTACAGCTACTATTACTGCTAGAGGATGTATGATCTACAACGATACTAACGCTGATAGATCTGTAGCTACTATTGACTTTGGTGGTGATAAAACATCCACTACTGGAGACTTCACTATAGTATTTCCAGCAGCAGCATCTGGAACAGCGATTATAAGAATCGCCTAGCCTTAAATGGCTTTTCTTAACGGTTGGGGTCGAGGCACTTGGGGTCAACTCGAGTGGGGTCAAGGATCCGTACCAGTCACTCTTACTGGATTAGCTGCAACTGGAGCAGTAAGTGGTGTAGGAGTAAACGCTCAAGCAATAGCAACTGTTGCTGGTGTAACAGCTTCACTTGGATCGGTTTCAGTATCAATCAACGCTGACGCAAATGCTACCCCATCAGGACTAGCAAGCACTTCAGCATTAGGAACTTTAGCTAGTGTAACTGGTAAAGCCAACATAACCCCAGCCAGTCAAGTTGGAACTTCTGCTTTAGGTACAGTTACTCCAGAAGGAGATGCAAAAGTTTCTTTAAGCGGAATCACTGCTACTTTAGGAAATGTTTCAGTATTAATTGATGCAGAAGCTACTGTTATTATTACATCAGGTTTAGCGGCAACAAGTGCCGTAGGAGCAGTTACAACACGATCATCTAATAAAATTATCGTGTTTGCACCAGCCGCAATAGGATCAGTTGGATCTGTATCAATAGACGCAGAAGCAACAGTTTCAATCACAGGAGTGTCAGCAACAGGTGCTGTTAGCACACTTAATGTGTGGTCACCAGTTATAGACAGTCAAACACCTAATTGGAGAGATATTGCAGCATAGGGTATAAACTTTATTCTTTTTGATTTATTATATACAATATAGGAACAAATTATGGCAACTTACGTTAACGATTTAAGATTAAAAGAAATCGCCACAGGGGACGAGAGTGGAACTTGGGGAACAAGTACCAACACCAATTTAGAACTTATTGGCGATGCTTTTGGCTATGGAACAGAAGCCATAACAACCAACGCAGACACTCATACAACAACAATAGCAGACGGCTCAGCAGATGCTGGTCGAGCTTTATTTTTAAAATATACTGGAACCCTAGATTCAACTTGTACAATTACGATTGGACCTAATACGGTTTCAAAAGTATGGATTATAGAAAATGCTACTAGCGGTTCTCAAAGCATAATTATTAAACAAGGTTCAGGAGCTACAGTTACCATTCCAACTGGAATGACATCTGTAATTTACTCTGACGGAGCAGGTTCAGGTGGTGCTATGGTAGACGCCTTAACAGATTTAAATGTTGCATCTTCACTTAGTATAGGTGGTTCAGGTGTAGCAACAACAGGAAAAGCTATAGCAATGGCTTTGGTTTTCGGATAAAATTAGGACAACATTATGGCAAATCCAAATTTAGTAAATGTAACTTCGATATACGCTAACAGTATAAACGGAGCTTTAACAACTACAGTAACAACCGACTTATTAACTTGTGCAAGTAACAAACTAATAAAAATTAATAGTATTATTGTTGCAAATATTGACGGTACAAATGCCGCAGGTGTAACAATGGGAATTATTAAAAGTGGTGGTTCAGTAGTTTTATTCGCTTCAACTATTTCTGTTCCTGCGGATGCTACCTTAGTATTGATAGATAAAAATTCAGGTATCTATCTTGAAGAAGGAGACATCTTAGAGGGTGGTGCAAGTGCTAACTCAGACTTAACTTACACCATTAACTACGAAGAACTAGATGACGCATAAGGAGTACAAATATGGCTCATTTTGCAGAACTTAATAACAGCAACGAAGTATTACAAGTAATAGTAATATCTAATGAAGATGTAAACGCCAATGGCGGAGATCAATCTGCTCAAGCAGAAAACTTTGTAGCTTCGATAGTACCACATCAAAACGGTGGTAACGAATGGAAACAAACTTCATACAACAACAATTTTAGAAAACAATATGCAGGCATAGGCATGACCTATGATGCTACTAAAGATAAATTTTTACATCCTCAACCTTTTCCGTCTTGGGCATTAGATGACAATGACGACTGGCAAGCACCAGTTCCATTTCCAACAGTTACAGAAATAGACTCTAATGGAGTTCTTATACTTTGGGATGAAGATAATCAAAAATGGCTAGGAGAAACTTATACTGGTGATCCAATCGTTAAAACCAATTACGAATGGGATGCTTCTAGTAGAGCTTGGAATGAGGTCTAACCATGGCTAGTTCTAATGGCGGAGTAATAGGTGTAGATAACCCCCCAACCGATCAACCTGAAGTTATTACAACTTTTAATGCTAGTGGTAATTTAACTACAGCACCTTATACAACATCAGTTCAATATGTGATTGTTGCAGGAGGTGGTGGTGGAGATCGTGCAGGAGCAGGATCAGGTGGCGGAGGTGCAGGTGGATATCGTTCATCAGTCCCTGGTGAAGCATCAGGTGGCGGAGCCTCTGCTGAATCTTTAAGTCCAGTTTCAGCAGCTACTGTTTATCCAGTTGTAATTGGTGCAGGTGGATTAGGTGCACAACTTTCAGGAGCAACTCCTGCTTTACAAGGATCAAACTCAAGTTTTAATGGTATAGTTTCTACTGGTGGTGGGGGTGCAGCTTTTGTACCTAATCCACAAAACTCAAGAAATGGTGGTTCAGGCGGTGGTTCTTCTTATTCAAACGGAGGTGGCTCAGGAACATCAGGTCAAGGCTATCCAGGTGGTAATGCCACGCTAAATGGCGGAGGCGGTGGCGGAGGTGGAGCAGCTCAAGCAGGTTTTGGACCACCTACACCTGCACCTCAACAAAGAGGTTGGGATGGCGGAGATGGAGTAGCTTCTTCAATTACTGGCTCACCTGTTTACCGAGCAGGAGGGGGCGGTGGCTGTGGAAGATTTACAAACAATGGTATTCAAGGTATTGGCGGTCTAGGTGGCGGAGCTAATGGCTCTAACCCTGTAGACTCACCAAATCCAGGCGGAACTGCAAACACAGGCGGTGGTGGTGGTGGAACTGATATTGGTAATCCACCCTTTAGTCCTGTACCAGCAGGTCCAGGAGGATCAGGTGTAGTCATAATTAAAGAACCCAACGCAGGATTTAAATGTTCAGGAGTATGGGATATGAACGCTCTTTACGATAATGTAAAAGCAGGAACTTGGACAACTTAACATGCCTAGATTAATTGGAGCAGTCTTAAATCCTAAACTACAATCTGAACAAATAACCACTTTTAATTCAAGTGGAACGCTCACCACTCAACCTTTAACAACTTCTGTTGAACATTTAGTTGTAGCAGGTGGCGGAGGTGGTGGTTCTTATTATTATGGAGCAGGCGGAGGTGCAGGCGGGTTACTGACAGCTTCAGGCAATCCAGTTTCAGGTGGCTCTCCATATCCTGTAACAGTTGGTGCAGGGGGTGCAGGAGGTTCTGCTCCTGGTGGTCCAACTGTCCCTGGTGTTGGTAGTAAAGGCTCAAACTCAGTTTTAGGTACGCCATCTTCCATTACTTCAGAAGGTGGTGGTTTTGGTAATACAGGCGGTTCGCCTGGCAACTATGGACAAGATGGTGGACCAGGAGGATCAGGCGGTGGAGCAGGTGTTGCTGTCCCTGGTTATGGACCACCTGTATTTCCATCTTCAGGAGGAAGTGCTGCTTCAGGTCAAGGAAATGCTGGAGGTTCATCCAACAGTCCTTTTCCAGGTTATGCTGGACAAGCCACATCAGGCGGAGGCGGAGGAGCAGGTGCTGTTGGTACTAGTGCTACTTGGTACCCAGGTCCAACACCAGTCCCTGATGTAAATCCAGGCGGAGCAGCGGCAGGTGGAGCAGGAGCGGCAAATTCAATTACTGGATCACCAGTCACTTACGCAGGTGGTGGTGGAGCAGGGGGTTACTACCTTGGAGCAGGAGGAGCAGGAGGCTCAGGCGGAGGCGGAGCTGGAGGCGGTCCGTCATCAGGAGGCGGAAACGGAACTGCTAATTTAGGCGGTGGTGGAGGCGGTGGACAACATCCTGGCACTGGTACTCCTAGCGGAGCAGGTGGTACAGGTGGTTCAGGTGTAGTTATTGTTAAAGAAGCACAAATTGCTACAGACACATCAAATTGTTGGGATTTAAGAACAGTTTTTACAGAAATTAAAGCTGGTAACTGGAACGGATAACAATAACCTATCTTTTAAAACACATCTAACTTATACTATCTTCCAAGAGAGAGAAGATGAAAAATATTTACTTTTTATGCGGTTTGCCTAGATGTGGAAATACTTTGCTTGCATCCATATTAAACCAAAACCCAAACATAAGTGTTACTGCTAATTCTATTACAGCAGACATTTTATATAATCTTGAACAACTTAAAGAAACAACAAATTTTAAAAACTTCCCTGACTATCAATCATTAAATAATTTAATAGAAGGTAGTTTAGAACTATATTTTAAAGATTATAAAAGTGATCATATTATTGATAGAAGTCCTTGGGGGACACCTAAGAATATAGAACTTATAAAAAAATATATTGCTCCAAATCCAAAATTTATTATTTTAGAAAGACCTTTTATAGAAATATTAGGCTCTCTTGCTAGAGTAAAAAATTGGAATAAAAAAGATTTAGAAGATTCTTGTTTTTATGAAATGACTGAAGGCATGACTGCTGTTAATTCTTATGCTATACATAACATTATTAAAAATGATAACGATCATATAAAAATTAATTATGAAGACTTAACAATAAATCCTAAAAAATATATAAAACGCATTTACAAATTTTTAAATATTCCAACCTACAAACATAGGTATGTTGATTTAGAACAATTTTCTATAAACAATATTAAATATGATGATAGTGTTTTAGATGGAATGTATCATGATGTTAAAGAAGATAAAGTAGAAAAAAATAACTATGATTTAAATATGTATTTAAGCGAATCAATTATAACTAAGTATAAAAACATGTCTTTAGAAAAATGGGTAAATGAATTTTTAATACAGAGAGGTTATTTTGAATCTTAAATGGTATTACTGGTACTTTCAATCAGTTATTCCTGAAAGAATATGTGACGATATTGTTCGTTATGGTAAAGAACAAAATAAAGAAATGGCTCTTACAGGTAACGCTGGCAAAGACAACAAAAACCTTACCAAACTAGAACTTAAAAACATTCAAAAGAAACGCAAGTCTGACATTGTTTGGATGAACGATAGATGGATATACAACGAAATACAACCTTATGTGCATGCAGCAAACGCAAGTGCTGAGTGGAATTTTGAATGGGATTTTTCAGAGTCATGTCAATTCACCGAATATAAAAAAGGTCAGTTTTATGACTGGCATTGTGATTCATATACAGAACCATATGACCAACCCGAAAATAGAAATGTGCATGGTAAACTAAGAAAACTTAGCATGACTGTATCGCTTACAAACCCTGATGAGTATGAAGGTGGTGATTTAGAATTTGATTTTAGAAATCAAGATGAAGCATCACAACCTAGAATTTGTGAAGAAATTAGACCAAAAGGAAGTGTGATTGTTTTTCCTTCTTTTGTTTGGCATAGAGTTAAACCTGTAACCAAAGGAATACGACACTCCTTAGTGTGTTGGAATTTAGGATATCCATTTAAATGAGCTTTAAGAAAAATAAATACCTAGTAATTAAAAACGCTATATCAACAGAACTAGCAGATTTTTGTTATCAATACTTTTTAAACAAAAGAGCAGTAGCAAGACATTTGTTTGATGATAGATATATTTCACAGTTTGCTGATTATTTTGGTGTTTGGAATGATGTTCAAATACCTGAAACTTATTCACATTATGGCGATATAGTTATGGACACTTTATTGCAAAAAGTTAAACCTGTAATGGAAAAAGAAACAGATATGAAGCTTACTGAAACTTATTCATATGCAAGAATCTATAAAAAAGGAGATGAGTTAAAAAGACATAAAGATAGATACTCATGCGAAATATCCACTACTATGTTATTAGGTGGAGATGAGTGGTCTATATTTTTAGAACCATCAGGCGAAGAAGGTAAAAAAGGCGTAGAGGTTAACTTAGGAAAAGGCGATATGCTTATGTATCGTGGTTGTGATTTAGAACATTGGAGAGAACCTTTTGAGGGCGAAAACTGTGCGCAAGTATTTTTACACTATAATGATGCTAGTGGTAAAGACGCTAAGTTTAATAAATTTGACGGTAGACCTATGATAGGATTGCCTGGACATTATTCATTACAAAAATAATGGTTGAAGTCTTTGACTGTCCTTACATATCCAAAGTCAACAATAAACAGTTTCAACAAGACTTAATTAACTACACTAAAGAAACAAAATGTTGCGATATGGAGGTGTGCGTACATCCAAAAATACAAAGCGACTTAAAAATAGATCAAGCTTTTACAGTTATTGATAACTCTATTAACAACCTTTTTAAAACTTACTTAGGTACTGATAAGTTTGAGTTTACCAAAAAGAATGTATGGGGTTATTACGCATCTAAAGGCTCGCAATTACAAAGTGTGGTACATAACCATGCTTTTAAAAAAGAAAAAGGTTTGCAACTTTCTGCCTTAATGTATATCACACCAACGAAACTAGGCACTAGCTTTGCAGATTTTAAAATAGAACCTGAGATAAATAGATGGTATCTTTGGCACTCAGGTTTATATCATCACCCTGAAGACGGTATAACACCTAAAGATAGAATTGTTTTAGCTTTATCTAGCGTAATAAATAGATGCACATAAAAATTCCAAACTTCTTATCAATAGAAGAATGTAAGTTAGTCGAAAAAGTTTTATTAGAAAAAGAACAAGAAATACTTGCCTTGCCACTTACTACAGATATGTATACAGGAACAACCGCAAGGTATTCCTACTATAATTTTTTAAACTACATACCTGAAATTGATATAACAAAAAAATTTTTTGCTTTACCGATTATGCAAGACGAAGATGAGTTTTGGATTCAATGCTGGGTTAATATTCTTAATAAAGACGAAGGAATACCCATGCACAATCATGGCCATCCTGAAAATATTTTTTATGCTTGTAATATTTTTATATCAGGTCCCGATGATTGTTTTACTTTTTATGATGATAATGGCCATGTACCTAACAATATTGGCGAGCTACATTTAATTGATTGTCACCTTTGGCATGGTGTAAAAGAAAACACAAACGACCAACCAAGGCTGTCTATTGCTTGTGATATACATTTTAAAGACCCAAAACATTTTGAAAATTACGAGCAAAGAATCGTTCATGCTAAGAGAAACTAGTATATAATTTTAAAAAAACTGAGGTAATACAATATGGATATATTAATACCCTTAACAATAATAGTAGTAGTTTTAGTTTGGTCTGTAAAAAAATTCAAGCCTGAACTTTGGAATAAATTAATTTCATTTATATCTAAAAATTGAATGAAGTTATCCAAGCTATTGAAACTATAGGAATACCAGCAGCAGGAGCAGTTGGTTTAGGTTATTTAGTTTGGACGCTTTTTAAATCTCTTATAGCTGATATACACAAAAAACTCGATACACAACACAGTATGATTGTAGCTCTAATTGACCGTATACGGCAAATGGACAACGATATGATACGTATAGACACTATGGTAAGAGCAGCATTAAAACTACCACCTGACGTAAATCGTATAGCAAGAGCTGATGGTAAAAAAGATGTCCGTAAGGATTAACTTTTCTTAGATCTTATTATATGATTAGTTTATGGCTAGTAAACCAAGAAAAACAACTGTCGACGTAGCGAATGACCTAGCCAAACACGAGGTACAATGTGCAGAAAGATGGAAAACTGCTTTCAATCGTTTTGACACTTTAGAAGAAAGTGTCAACGAAATTACTACCACATTAAAAAATTTTATAGTTGGGCTTGTTGGTTTTTTAGCTACTGCTTTAATTACTTTAGCAGTAACTGTTATTTCTATAATTTAGTTATGCCTTATGATTCAGGTGAAAAACTTTCACCTCATTTTAAATTAAGAGAATTTGAGCGTTCGCAAATGGCAGAACGGCACAACATCGATAACACAGTTAAGGAAAAGAGTGTTTATAAAAATTTACAGTTACTTTGCGAACATGTCCTTGAGCCAGTACGTAATCACTATGGCATACCTTTTTCACCTAACTCTGGTTATCGTTGCCTTGACCTTAATAGGCGACTTAAATCGTCCGACACAAGTCAACATGTCAGTGGGCAGGCAGCAGATATTGAACTCCCAGGCATATCCAATTACGACCTTGGGATATGGATCAAAGATAACTGTGAGTACGACACCGTGCTCTTAGAATTTTATAAAGAAGGAATCCCGTCTAGTGGGTGGGTACATGTATCTTATGTTGAAGGCAATAATCGTAAACGTGCATTGATCTTTGATGGGAAACAATATAAAAGACTTGAATAATACTATAAAATATTAGTGTTATGGCACTAAACAAATTCATATTTAAACCTGGAATTTTTAGAGAAGGCACCGACTACGATAATGAGGGTGGTTGGTTCAATTCTAACTTGGTTAGATTTAAAGCTGGTAGACCACAAAAAATTGGTGGCTGGCGTAAAGATTCCCTTAATACATTTTTAGGAACCTGTCGTGCTCTACACGCATGGATTCTGTTAGCTGGTACTAAACTTTTAGGGTTAGGTACTAATTTAAAATACTATATTGAAGAAGGAGACTCTTTCAATGACATTACACCAATCCGTGCTACTACAAACGCTGGTGACGTTACTTTTTCCGCTTCTAACGGTGATGCGACTCTTACCGTAGCAGACACTGCCCACGGTGCAGTGCAGAATGATTTTGTTACTTTTAGCGGTGCTGTTAGTTTGGGCGGTAATATAACAGCGACAGTTTTAAACCAAGAGTACCAAATAGCTACCATAGTTAATGCTAATAGTTATACCTTGGAAGCTAAAGACACTAGTGGGTCGACAGTAACTGCTAACGCTTCTGACAGCGGTAACGGTGGCAGTAATACCGTAGGTGCATATCAAATTAACACAGGTCTTGATGAGTACGTTAGCTCTACTGGTTGGGGGGTAGGACTATGGTCTGCAGGTACATGGGGGTCCTCAACTGCAATATCTTCCGCTAATCAATTAAGGCTTTGGGCTCATGATAATTTTGGTGAAGATTTAGTTATTAACCCACGTGGCGGAGGTATTTATTATTGGGATGCCACTAATGGCGTAGGCACTAGGGCTACTGAACTAAGCGGAATAACTGGTGCTAATCTTGTACCCACAGTTGGGCTACAAAGTATAGTCAGCGAAACAGATAGACATTTAGTTATACTTGGTGCCGACCCTTTAAACACTGCTGGTACTGCTAGGACAGGGAGCATTGATCCTATGTTTATAGCTTTTAGTGACCAAGAAAATTCCTTAGAGTTTGAGCCCTTAAATACCAACACTGCTGGTAGTCTTAGACTTTCTGAAGGTAGTATTATAGTTGGTGCTGTAAAAGCACGTCAAGAAATATTGATATGGACAGATATAGCTTTATATAGTATGCAGTTTATTGGACCACCATATACTTTCGGGCTTAACTTAATAAATGACAGTACAGGGCTTATAAGTCCTAAAGGTGCTGTTGCTACTCCTGCTGGGGTGTATTGGATGGGTTATGATAGTTTTTACGTGTATAACGGATCAGTACAAAAAGTTCCTTGTTCTGTGTTAAGTTACGTTTTTGATAATTTAAATGCAGGTCAAGCGTTTAAGATATTTGCGTTTAGTAATAGTGAATTTAATGAAGTAGGTTGGTATTATCCTTCTGGCAGTAATTTAAACATAGACAAATATGTAGTCTACAACTACGCTGAAAATGTATGGTCAATAGGAGAACTTACAAGAACCGCATGGTTAGATAAAGGCATAGTTAATTATCCTAGAGCTACGGAAGGTCAATACCTGTACGAGCATGAGTTTGGTTATGATAACGACGGTAGCCCTATGACTAATGTGTTTATAGAAAGCAGTGACTTTGACATAGGCGACGGTGAAAGTTTTGGGTTTGTGCGTAGAATTATCCCTGATATTAAATTCTTAAGTAATAGTGACGCAGGAAAAGTAAACGTCGTTTTAAAAACACGTAATTATCCTGGCGATACTTTAACTACTGCTAGCACAAGTGCTATACAGAGTACAACCACTAAAGCAGATGTAAGAGCCAGAGCAAGACAAATAGCTTTACGTTTAGAGTCTGACGATGATGCTACTAATACTGGTAATAGTGATGTGGGTTGGCGTTTAGGAGCTACTAGGATTGATATACAGCCAGACGGAAGAAGATAGTGGCTAAACTACTACCTACTAGACTACCTATAAGCATGGAGCCACAGGTAACGTCAGACACTTTTAATAGATTAGTACGTGTTTTAGAAATAAACTTAGGTCAGTTTGATCCCTCAAACACTAGTCAAATAAACACTGCTGAACGTGGTATAGGTTTTTATAATCCAGGTTCAATAATTTTTAATACTAATACAGACACACTTCAATGTTGGGATGGTAACAGATGGAGAGATTTATTTAGTTCTCAGTTTTACGTTAATAACGATTTAGGTTTTGGCTTAACAGGAGCACTAGGTACAGTCAGTGTCACGACCCCGTAAATGTCATTACTGCGGGATTAGTAAGCCTGCTAATAACTTTGATCAAAGTAAAAATAGCAACCAGTGTAACGAGTGTAAATTAGAAAGACGATATGAAAAAATTAATAGTACTCCCTTAACCTATATACAACACTTATACGTCCAATTAAGATATGTGCGTAAAAAACAGGGCATTACTTGGGATGTATCGCCTCAAGAATTATTTATATTATACGCAAAACAAGAGGGTAAATGTGCTCTGACAGGAAAAGAACTTACGTTTAAAAGAGGTACAGATGAAGAATCAGATTTTAATATATCTATTGACCGTATTAACCCTGATGACGGCTATAGTATTGACAACATCCAGCTTGTTGGTAAAGTTATTAATTTTTTAAAACATGACCTACCACAAGAAAAATTTATCAAATTAATAAAATTAATATACAATAATTTAAACAATTAAATTTTTCTTTTATGACTATAGACGAGCAAATGAAAAAAGCTCAAAAAATAACGCTTAATGATGGTAAGACTTGGTATAATTTAGCAGAAGGATTTGATAAATGGAGAGTCTTTCCTAGGTTACTTATCACTTTATATGGGTATGCTTTTTATAGAACTATAGAATGGTTCATGACGCTACCTGATCCCACTAACGCACAAAGTGCATTTGTATCTGTTATAGTAGGTGCAGGTGCTGCATGGTTTGGTTTATATGTCGGTAGAAAATAAAGATCCAATGAGTGAAGTATACGATTACAAAGGATGGTTTTGGGATGACGTTAATAAAAGATTTTATCGCTGGCATGAATTAAAAATATTAATGCAAGAAAGAGACATAAAGAAAAAACAAAATGATACAAAATAAACTAATAGACGCAGTTAGTGGCGTAGTAGATAAATTTATAGTAGACAAAGATTTACAAGCTACGCTTAAACACGAAATGGAAATGTCTCTACATAATGCTAATTTAGCACAAATAGAGTTAAACAAAGCAGAAGCACAACATCCTAGCATATTTGTTGCTGGTTGGCGACCGATGGTAGGTTGGATATGTGCGGTTGCACTCGGTTATCACTTTATTTTCAGTCCTCTTTTGGCTACTATCCTCACACTTTCAGGGTATACTATTACTTTACCTGAGTTTGAATTTGCTCAACTCAGCACCATCCTAATGGGCATGCTCGGTTTAGGTGGCTTACGTACATTTGAGAAAATGAAAAAAGTAACGAAAGGTAACTGATGGGTATAAAAAAGTTTTTCAAAAAAAATCTTAGAGATATTGCTACAGTAGTGGGGTTCGCCGTTGGTGGTTGGGCTGGTGCAGCAGTTGGTCAAGGAATTGGTTCACTAGGAGAAGGCAGAAGTTTAAAAAAATCAGTTTTAAGTGCTGGTAAAGTATACACAGCTGGACAAGTAGCTGGGGGGTTTGGAGTAAAAGATACAGGTGGGTTTAGTTCTTTAAATCCTTTTGGTAAAGATTTTTTACTAAAATCAGGTAATTTAGCACCAGGAGCAGCTGGATATGGTAAAACTGCTGGAAGTTTTTTAGAAGGTATAGGTGGTGCTCTCAGAGGCACAAACACCGCAGCAATGGGCACAGCACTAAAAGGACTACCTTTAGGTCAAAAAGCACTGCTGGCTGGACAAGGTTTAAATGCACTAGGAGCTTTTGATCCTATGGAACAACCTAATAACACAATGCCAGCAGCAATGGGCGGTCAATATTTAACACAAGGTTTAAGACCAGCTACCGTTAGCGATGTATACGGAACAGGCAACATGAGAGGTTTACCTAGTGTGCCAGGAGTTCAAGGTTCTAGCGTAGCTATGGATCCTGTAAGTATGGCTTATATGGAACTATTAAGAAAACAACAAGAAGAAAGTTATGGTGATTTAGCTTTTCCTGAGTTTAGTCAATCGCCAATTATGACTGCCAAAACTGGCGGTATAGCAAGACTCGCCGACGGTGGGGAATTGCCTGAGGTAGATTTACGTTTTACAGGAGGTGGTACTAATGATCCTATGGGGTCAGGGGATGAAGATACTATACCAGCATTACTTGCCGACGGTGAGTTTGTGATGACTAAACAAGCTGTAAAAGGAATAGGAAATGGTGACCATGATCAAGGTATAGCGATGCTATACGCCATGATGGATAATAACGAAAACAAAGCACAACGAATGGGATTAGGTAGGGCATAATGGCAGAAACACAACAATTTGCAAGAGTAGAAAGTTTACCACCAGCATTTTTACAACAATTTTTTGCTGGTGTACCAGGAGCAAATATTCCTGGAATCATGCCTCTACTCAATCAAGAATTAGTAAATAGACTTACTGGTATGGGCGTTGAAGGTGCCACACCTTACACTTATCAAGGTGAGCGTATAGCTGGGTTTAGTCCTGCGGAACAACAAGCCTTTAGACTAGCAGGTGAAAGTGCTGGTAGTTATATGCCTTATATACAAAGAGGCGAACAACTCGCTGAACAAGGTTTATCAAACGTTTTAGGCTCTACAGGTTTAGCTACCGATTATTTACAACAAGCTGGTAGAGAAGGTGCTGGGGCTGTTAGAGAAGCAGCAGGAATACTAAGAGGGCTTCCTGGTCAGTTTACTACTGCACAAGGCATAGGTCTCGGTGGTCTAGGTCAATTTGATCCTAGTTCTACACAAGGCTACTATAATCCATTTGAAGAGCAAGTGGTCGCACAAACACTAGAAGACATTAATAGGCAATACGGTCAAGCTGATGTAGGTGAAAGAGCACGACAAGTGGCTAGTGGTGCATTTGGTGGCTCTCGTGGTAGACTTAACCAAGAAGAAATAGCAAGACAATATGGGCGTGGTGCAACAGAGGCTGTTAGTGGAATAAGAAGAGCAGGGTTTAGCCAAGCTCAACAACAAGCACAACAAGCATTTGAAGAAGCACAACGTAGACAATTACAAACAGCACAACTTTACGGTAACTTAGCAGGTCAACAAGGCAACGTGGCTGGTGGTCTAGGTAGTTTAGGTACAGGGCTCAGTAATATATTGGGTGGCGTAGGTAGAGATATAGCAACCACAGGGTTACAAACTGGTCAATTTGGTTCTAACGTAGGTCAGCAAATAGCAGGTCTAGGTCAAGGTGTAAGTGGTTTAGTTGGTACTGATATTAATAGATTGATGGGTATAGGTGGTCAACAAAGAGGGCTACAACAAGCAGGTCTAGATTTAGATTATCAAAACTTTGTGGGTCAATATAACTTACCGATGCAAACCTTTGGTCAAGTAGGTCAATTAGCAGCAGGATTCGCTCCTGCTCTTGGTGGTCAAACCTTAACACAATCAAGCACTAGTGCACCTAGTAACAGCTTAATGCAAGGACTAGGTACTGCGATTGCTGCATACGGTGCACTTACATAATGGTCATGAATCCTAGACAGTTCGAATCTCAACAAATGAGTATGGATTTGGCTAATCAATTAGTAGCTCGTAACGTACCTATAGAAAACATAATTCAACAAACAGGTCTACCTAGAGAAACCGTCAATAATTTAGTAAACGCACAATTAAACATATCAAGACCAAGTATGCCTATTTCTAGCCCACAAGGTATAAACTCCCTTCAAGGTAGTTTACAGCCTGACGTAGCGGATGTAGTGCCAAACGTGGGTACGGATATAGCAGACTACTTAACAGAAGAACTAGGTTTTGACCCTGAAGCTATGGCTAATCCTAATATGGATATAACGACAGAAGATTTAACTACAAAACAAAATTTAAACATAGCTAACGCAGAAGTAATGCTTGAAGATCCTAGTCAAGTAGACATACTTCTAGCGAATCAAAAAGCATTATCTGGCGAGACAGATGAAAGCGTAGTAGATGTTTATAAAAAAGCGTTAGCTGAATATTCAGGTGTTGACTATAAAAGTTTAATACCGTTACCTGATAAAGATTTTGCTATTATGATGGCTGGTTTAAAACTAGCGGAAGCAGGATCAAAAGGTGAAAAGTGGGGCACAGCTTTAACTCAAGCTGTAACTACT